AATGATGGCTTCAATTACACTTGAAGGCAAAAATGGTCCTTTCACTCCTGCTACTTACAGTCATAAATACGTCCTGTCTTCTGTACTTAACAGTGGTAAAGGAAACCAATGGTACGGCTTCAATGTCGTAAGAGGTGCCATGGTTGATAACGCATCACTCTACGAAAGAGCGAAAAAGTTTCACAACTCATTCGCCGGTAAATAGTGTGAATTGTGGGCGCCAAAGGGAGACTAGAGGCGCCCACGCAAAGACAGACAGGATATATGACAGACGTATTAAAAAAATTTAAAAGTATATTTGAAGGCTTAGATATAGCCCGTGGTGAAACACGTAAAACAGGTGAGGTATCTGGTAAAGGTAAAAGTATTACCAAATCTAAAACAATATCAGAACCACCTACAGAAAAAATGTGGGAAGATCACTTAAAAGGTACAGAGCCTGCATTAGGTATAATTCCAATACGTAGAGATAATACTTGTATATGGGGCTGTATTGATTGGGATGTTTACCCTCTAGATCATAAACAAATAGTACAAGATTTAAAAAAGAAAAAGATACCACTTACAGTGTTTAGATCAAAATCTGGTGGTGCACATTTATTTTTATTTACAAAAGAACCAGTTCCTGCAGTTATGATGAGAGATAAACTAAAAACATATGCAGCAGCTATTGGTCATGCAAGAGCAGAGATATTTCCAAAACAAGAAAAGATAAATGTAGAACGTGGTGATGTTGGTAGTTTTTTAAACCTGCCTTATCATAACTTAAAAAATACAGTTAGATATGCATTCGATAGTGAAGGTAATGCAATGTTGGATATTGAAAAGTTTTTTAAACATTATGATAAAAATGTTTTAACAGTTGATCAATTTAATAAACTAGAACTTAAAGAACAAGAAGAAGATGACTTCTTTGAAATGCCACCATGTTTAGTAACTCTTTTATCTGAAGGTGTTGGAGAAGGTATTAGAAATGAAACTATGTATAATGTAGGTGTGTATCTCAAGAAAAGATTTTCTGAAGATGATCTTTGGAAAAAGAAAATGAATCACTACAATATAAAATATTTTAAACCACCGATCAATGCATCAGAACTTGTAAAGACTCAAGACTCATTAGATAACAAAGACTATTTTTATAAATGTAAAGATGAACCTTTAGTATCTTTTTGTAATTCTAAACTGTGTGTAACAAAAAAATATGGTGTAGGTGATGGTGCACCTGTTCAAACTATTTCTCAAATTAGAAAGTATAACTCTGACCCACCATTATTTTTCTGTGACATCGATGGACAGACTGTAATTACTGACACTGCGGTTCTTCATGATCCAGATAAATTTTCAATGGCGTGTATGGAACAAATAGGTAAACCACAAATGCCTATGTCAAAAATTATATGGCGTAAGATGTTAATAAAACTTTTAGAAGAAAAACTAGAAACAGATACTAAAGCTACAGAAGACCTTAAAGTTGATAATCAGTTAAGAGAATACATGGAAGATTTTACAAATAAAGTCAGAGGTAAAGATATAAATGATATTCAAAGAGGTGTCGCATACACTGATGATATTTATAGTTATTTTAAAATGAAAGATTTCTGGAGACATTTATTAAAAAACAAATGGCCAGATAAAAGATATCCAAAACATGTAGTAGTACAAAAATTACAGACCTTATTAAATGTTACAGAAGAATATACAAAAGTAAATGGTAAGACCGTTCGTTGTTTTAAAATGTTAAAGATTCTTTCTGTAGAACCAGAGAAAGCAAAATATGAAAGTCAGGAGCCGTCATGGAAAAGAAAAATAGAACAGTAATACCTGGACCACCAGGAACAGGTAAAACATATAGATTATTAAATCACTATATGGCCAAAGAAATAAAAGAAAACAAAACTGATCCTAAAAAGATTTGTTATATTACTTTTAGTAAATCAGCTGCAGAAGAAGCAACAGAAAGATTTGAAGAATTGTTTTCAAAAGAAAGACTTGGTTACATAGGAACTATGCATGCATTAGGTGTAAGAGAACTAAACATTGATGTAAATGCAAAACTATTAAAAGGTAATAGTCAATGGAATCAATTTAAACTTTATGAACCAATTGCCAATAGACTAAATACTGAAATGAATATTGATCCAATCACAGGTAAAACTAGATTTAAGGACCCAATATTAACTGTAAGAGATTATGCTAAGAATAAAAAAATATCTCTTAATGAAGCTGCAATACAAAAAGGTTTAGCGGGTTGGGAAGATATAAAAGTAGCAGAAAAAATAGATGAAGCATTAACTCAATATAAAAAAGATACCGGCATCATAGAATTTTATGACATGATAGGTTTGTTTACTGATAAAATAAAAAGTAAAGATAGTTTTTTTGATGTTGTGTTTTTAGATGAAGCTCAGGATCTAAATGCATTGCAATGGGATATGTTCTTTGAACTCGAGAAACTAGCCACAAGATCATATATTGCTGGAGACGATGATCAAACTATTTATGGTTTTCAAGGTGCAGATGCATCTACATTTATAAATTTAGAAGGGACTATCGATGAACAAATAAAATCGAGACGAGTACCGAGAAGCGTGCATCGAGTAGCTTTGAGTATATTAGATAGAATTGGTGAACGTAGAGAAAAGAATTGGGAACCGAGAGACGAGGAAGGTGAAGTCAACTACGAAATATCGTTGGAAAATATAGACTTTTCGACAGGTAAATGGATGATACTTGGTAGAACCAACAAACTTTGTGAGAAAGCAAGGGATCATTTGTATATGAAAGGACTAAGATATGAATTCACAGGTGATAAGTATTTAGATAAAAATTCTATGATCGCATATTCAACGTGGAAAAGACTTAACAATGGAGCAAGCATTGATGTCAAAGATGTTAAGATCATGTATTCTTTTTTAAAAGTAAAACTAGGACATCTGAAAAGAGGATTTGCAAGCGGTAAAACTTTAGACAGTTTATATTCTGTAACCTTAGAAGAGTTAAAACAAAATCATGGTTTACTTGTTGAAGGTAGTTGGGAGCATCTTGATTTTGATGAAGACACAAAAACTTTTATGAAACATCTAATACAAAACAATCACGATTTAATGAAAGAAGCTGACATTAAAATTATGACCCTACATGGATCAAAAGGAAAAGAATCCGATAATGTAGTTTTATATACAGATTTTGGTGCAGATGAATATCAAAGTAATTTTATTGAAGGTGAGTTTGAAAAGTCACCAGATAATGAACACAGATTATTTTTTGTTGGTGTAACAAGAACTAAACAAAAACTTTATTTACTACAATCAGAGGAGGGTACAGGCTATGTCATATAAATCATTGGACAAACAGGTTCAAGGAAATCACTATCAAGATTTTAAAATTCAGCCAGCTGAGTTTGTAAATCAAAACAGGTTGCTTTTTGCAGAAGGTAACGCTATAAAATATATCTGCAGACATTCTAGGAAAGGAAAACACTACGATATTAAGAAGGCAATACATTATTTAGAAATGATTCTAGAAAGGGATTATGGAGAATTTATTTAACGAAGAGATGTGGAACTCACCTGAAGAATTTAAAGATTTAAGTGGTTACAAATACATAGCAATTGACTTAGAAACAAAAGATCCAAACCTAAAAAAGATGGGTTCAGGTTCTGTAAGAGGTGATGGTGAAATAATTGGAGTAGCTGTTGCAGTAGATGGATGGTCTGGATATTATTCTTTTGGTCATGAACAAGGTAACTTCTTCGCAAAAGAAGCTGTTATGAAATGGGTAAAAGATATTTGTGCATTACCATGTCCTAAAATATTTCATAATGCAATGTATGACGTATGTTGGTTACGATCATATGGGGTAAAAATAAATGGAATCATTGTAGATACAATGATGATGGCTGCTGTATTGGACGAAAATAGGCTGTATTACTCATTGAATTCATTAGCTTTTTTAGAATTAGGTAAAGTTAAAAATGAAAAAGCTTTACAAGATGCAGCTGATAAAGCTGGTATAGATGCAAAATCTGAAATGTATAAGCTTCCTGCATCAATGGTAGGAGCGTATGCAGAAATGGATGCTGAACTAACTTTACAATTATTTAAAAAATTTTCAGTACAGATAAAACAACAGAACCTACAAAGAATATTTAATTTAGAAACACAGTTGTTTCCTATGTTAGTAGATATGAAATTTAAGGGCGTTCGAGTAGACGTTGATAAAGCTCATCAGCTAAAACGTGTATTAGAGAAAAGAGAAGCACAATGCCTTGCAAAAGTGAAACAAGTAACAGGAGTAGAAACACAAATATGGGCAGCAAGATCGATCGCCAAAGTTTTTGACAAACTTGGACTACCTTATTCCAGAACTGCAAAAAGTAACTCGCCATCATTTACAAAAGCTACACTAGAAAATCATGAAAATCCAGTGGTAAAAAACATTGCAGAAGCGAGAGAATTGAATAAAGCACATACAACTTTTATAGATACAATATTAAAACATGAACACAATGGACGTATTCATGCTGACATAAATCAGTTAAGATCAGATGCAGGCGGTACTGTAACCGGACGTTTCTCATACTCTAATCCAAACTTACAACAAATACCCTCAAGAAACAATTTGTTAGGACCTGCAGTACGTGGTCTTTTTATACCTGAACAAGATTGTGATTGGGGTTGTTTTGACTATTCACAACAAGAACCAAGATTAGTTTTACACTATGCAGCAGAACACCCTATATTAAAAAATTCTGACTCTGTTGTAGAAATGGTTTCTAAGTTTAACAAAGACCCCAAAATGGACTTTCATAAAATGGTTGCTAATCTTGCAAACATAGAAAGAAAACAAGCGAAGACAATTAACCTTGGTTTGTTCTATGGTATGGGTAAAGCTAAACTTCAACAATCTTTAAATTTAGAAAATAAACAAGATGCAGATCAATTATTTGATAACTACCATGACAGTGTCCCTTTTGTAAAAGGTCTTATGGATGCCACAATGAGAGATGCTCAAAAAGATGGAGAGATTCAAACGATTGCTGGTAGAGTTTGTAGATTTGATAAATGGGAAGAAGCAAGGTTTGCTCCAGGTGAACTAAGGGCACCCATGACGTATGAAGAAGCGAGAGGCAAGTATGGAGAAGATAGAATTAGACGAGCCTTTACTTACAAAGCTTTGAATAAATTAATTCAGGGTTCTGCGGCAGATATGACTAAACAAGCTATGTTAGATTTGTATGAAGAAGGTATTACACCACATATACAAGTACATGATGAACTT